AGTAGTCGCTATCGTCGTCGAGAGTCACCGACTGAGACACCGACGCGGTATCCCAACCTGCATTTGTCGCGTTGGCCTTAAACGTTATCGTCGCGCTAGAGGTAAACGATGTCTCGGAGTTTCGACAAAAAATGAGCGTATCAACGTTGTCATCCGGAGTTAAAAGGTCAAAAACAATGCGCTCAAGCGTATGAATTGCGATATTTGGACCGGTGTACGTCGTGGCTCCGGTGCGATCGCTGGCCGCAAACCCAATCGTGCTCGCAATGGAATCCGCCACGTTCGTGCCCGTCGAAAACAATAGGTCAAGGTAGCTCGCATCGGTCTCAATTCGCCAGGTCCCGCTCGCCGTGAGGTAGCTGCACGTGTATGTCGACGCGTTTCCGCTCCCCGCAGTCATCGCATCGCCTATGGCCGTCGCAAGCTCAGAAGGCGTGTATTCGCCCGATGAGACCGTCACAGAGACTTCTGAACCCATCGCCGTCTCTTGGAAATCAATCGCGTTGTTCGATGAATCGATCACAAAATAGCCGCTTGAATGCCAAGCACGCGCCCTTTGATACTTCTGAATGTTCGTCGCCGGGAAACTGGGGTCCTCTGACGTCGCCGTGACTCCAGTAGTAGAACGAAACCCTAGGTTGTTGTCCAGGATCAAGAATTGGCTCATACTCGGAGCATCCTTCCCGCGTCGAGTTCACGATTCAGCACGTCCACTACGGTCTCGCCACCGATGTCGACTCTCACGCCCCCACCCATGCTTCCGATCTTATCGTTAATCGATTGCAATAGTTGTTTGACGCCTGACTGTTCAGCTAAGAATTGCGTTAAATCCTCATTGGTTCTACGTGGCACGACCCTTTCACCCGGAGCGAGGGTGGCTGGGAAGTTATCCTGAAACCCAGTGCCTGGCACTGAATCAATCCCTTCTCGAAACCCAGGAGGCTGAGCGGTCGCGATCTTGGCGATATTCACACCCGTTGCAATGCCCACCCCAGCGGCCGCAATGAAGTTAAACGGCGGCGGAGCCGACGCCAGCGCCCTTTGAACCGCCAAAATACCCGCAATGGTCGCTTCAACAATTGAAAAAGCCTTAAACGCCTCAAATGATTCTCTACCGCCTAATTGGGCCGCTTGTGCTAATGCCCCAAAGAGTCCTTGAACCGCAGCGAGTTCTTGCGCCCGAACCCTTTGCTTGCCGGCCTCTAGCTTTTGTTCAATCTCCAAACGCTTCTTCGCTGAAAGGCTTTCGCTCTTAAGGATCTGTTCAATCTTCTTATCGTTTTGGCGAATCTCCCGCTGCGCAAAGGCGTCGTTGACTTGTAACAGTTGTTCGTTTCTAGAAATAAGAGCGTCGATCTCAGCGACCGATTGTTCTTCTTTCTGTTCACGAATTCTCTCTTCAATTTCACGCTTCGCCTCTTGAAACTCTTCTTCAATAATGAGCTCTTCGGCCTTAGCCTCTCTCAAGACCTCTAGCTGTTCCAGTAGCTTCTCTTCCTGAGAAGTAGACGCCGCTTCCTGTTGTCGGATAATCTTCTGAGCCTCGTTTTGAAGCTGAACCTGTGCCGCCGTTAATCCCTTAACGGCATTGGTCACGTTGTTGTAGGCTGGGCCAAGTTTTTCAGCCTTAGCGATGGACTCATCGATACTTTCACTTGTCTCAATCAATGACTGTGAAAATCGACCCAACAATGTCGGGTCATACGCCGAGTCAATGGCTTCCTCGAGTTTTGAAAAATCACCGCCGGAAGAGATCGTCTCAAATAAACCCGCGTAAACTCTTCCTACAGCTGTTACTTGCTGAACAATCAAGTTGGGTAGCTTAAGGAGTTGGCCGAAACCCTCAATTAAAAGACTTACCCCACCCAAGGCGAAGTTAACAAACTCATCAGCACTGACTTTGACTGATTCCGTTAATGAGGCGAAGGACTCGCCTGCTTTTCTTATGAGATCAATGATCGCTCGGCTTTGAGTGATGCCAAAACCAATCGACTCTTGAAGGTCTCCAAAGCTATTTTGAGTTTGTTGAACCACGCCACTAAAGGTCTGCAATCGAGATGCAGCGGTCCCGCCCAGGCGCTCAACCAAGATCCTAGCCGCTTCACCGGCCGCTAACTGCTCCTTTGTCAGATTCCGAATCTCCGGCGCGAACTTCGAGATGTCTTCAGTTGAACCCTGAAACGCCCGGCCCACCCTTCGCGTGGCTTCGGTCAGACTAATATCCGCGACCTCAGAGAGCTCAACTGCAGCTTGTGTCGCAAGTTTCGCCTTTTCTACATTGTCAGTGAACGCAGCCGAGAGAGAAAACAACTCCAAAGCGGTCTCATCTCCCACTGTCGTCGTCCGTTGAAGCTCGGAGGCGAAGTCCTGAATCTCTTGAGACACTTCAGGAGTCAGCGTACCCTGCCGTGCGAGAGCTTGATTAAGCCCGTTGATCGCGTCCTCTTGACGTTGAGCCGCCGCCACCCCTTGCGTGATAAACACGTCAAACGCTGCGCTCGCTGCGCCCGCTAGCTTATTTAACGCCGCTGTCGCAACATTCGCCGACAAGTTTCCCAGGAATGAATTGAATACTTGATTAGAACGAGAAAGCTTCTGATCAGTGCTTTTCGAGAATTTTGTAAAGGACTTTTCTAGGTTCGAAAGAGCGCGTCTTGCATTCCCGCGAACCTCAGCCCCGACGACTATTTTGTCTGCCATTCAGTAACCGTCCCTTGGTTTACTCTTTGGCTTTTTGTTTTTCCGCTTCCTCAAGCATTCTAGCGCGTTTGTATTCCTCAATCACGTCGAATACTTCTAATATCTTATTGGGTTGATCCATTAAAGAACCAGGATACGGTAGCACCCCATTCTCATATTGCTTGTGCAGTGCGAGAAGGTGGGGCAGTGAAAGATCGTAAAAATTGCCGGGACACGTCCGGTATTTGATTTCTTTATTGCGCGCCACCACACGATCAACAACCCCAAAGCACCCCTTTGCCGTACGGTGCTTGATTCTTCGTTGCTCATCATCCGGGAATCGGTGCTTAAGCTCTGATAAACACGTCCCGCAGTTGAATTGCGGACTATCAACACTATAAAGAGCGGATTTTAAGCGAACACGCTCAGTTTCCGTTAAAGAAGAGATCTGGTTTATTTCTTGGGTGAGCCAGACGAATCCGATGCCGATGGAGGAGTTTTTTTTACCTCTAAACCTTCACTCTGAGGTTCAACTTCAACGCCCGGAATGTCAAAATCCATCGCACCCCGCATCATCTTAAACAACGCCAGTACGATGTCGTTACTGTTTTCCAGGTTATCTAAAACGGCCCACACAATCTCAGCGTCTTCATCGGAGAGCAAATCACCCCCCTCTTCCAACTGAATCGGCGTCCCGTCAGGATACTCAACGCCCTTAATCTGTTTCACGGCTCTTTTGATGATGGCGTCAGTCGACTTGAAATGATCAATCTTGACCTTGCCGCCTTCGACGGTATTCATTTGAGCCAACTCGATCTTTTGCTCTTTGGTCAGGGGCGACACCGTAATCACAATGTCGCCCACCTTTAGATCAATGCGTTGGTGTGGTCGAAAAATCCTCATATAAAACCAAGATAGATGTCATCACTGTCGCCTGCATCTCCCGCAGTAGCGCTGAACTCGATGTTCTCTACCAAAACTCCATCGTTATCCCCAACGGTCTTAGCTGTGGAGACACAGTTGGGCAAGTAGAAAGCCACCACAGACCCAAGATCAAACTCCCCGCTCGACGAGGAGGGGTTGTATGCATAACCAAAGATTGAATACGCCGTGTTATTGTCGAACTTAGTAAACTGATCGACCGACGTGTCATCCTTATACGGATCAAATGACCCGGTGATACTCCGCGCCGTTACGCGAGAAGACTTCCTACCGTTTGCGGAGCACGTGTCTGTAATAAACCCTAAGGTGTTTTCCAAAGAAAACGAGAAGTTGTTTAACTCTAAAACCGTGCCGTCTTGATAAATACAAGCGCTTAAAACAAGCGGCGGTAAACCCGAATCAAAAGTCGGCGTGTGTGGTGCAGCGCCGTCGATTTCATCGTAAGACAACGCCTCCATCGCGAAGTTGAGAGTAGGAATCTGTCCCGTCGTAAAATTCTCAAGAGACATGCTCGTGACTTTAGCCCCAATCGCGCTCTCCCTTACATCGTTGCCCCAGTAAACACTGATCGACAAAGGTTTATGACCCGTATCTGCTGGGTGATAGACCGTCGTCTTTGCAATTTCGACGTTATTCGATGGAGCGCTCGCTGCCGCAGGCAAAATCGTAATGTTCTCCGAACTAGTCGTGTCATCTACTGCCGTCACCGCGTGACAACTATGAGCGCCGGACTCTAAAATAACGATGATATCGCCAACGGTGAAATCGCCGATCGTTGTGTTATCCAAGTTAATCTGTGTCGTCGTATGATTCGTGTCCGTCGTCACCCGTGCGCTG